ACCTGCATTACCACGTCCCATAATGCCACATACCACATTATCTTTTCCTGCACCATTTCCAAAATCAAAGATCTTTGCATTATTTGTAAATTCTTCAAAATAGACCCAGAAACAGGTTGCTCTCAGATATTGTAATTGGACAATGTTTCCAAAATGAAGATTTTTGGAATCACCAATGCGAAGAAATTGATCTTTTCCATTAAATACAAGCCCTTCTGTGACAGGCGGATTAGGAGGCGCCTCTTCAACATAGATGTCACCTGCCTTCATGACAATCAGATTCTTAGCATAATCCAGCATATCATCGCGCAATCGTAACCAAAAGACGATTCCCTCATAAAAGGTTAATAGCATTGCAATATCATCGGGTGGATTCGAATCAACAACCAAATCCTCTTTAAAGGCAATGTCTCCTGCTGGATTGCATTGAGCTTCAAACTGACCTGGTCCTGTTTTCAAAATACGACAGTAGCCATTACGCCCTTCCTGTAAGACATCATTCATATAATCATCACGTGATAGTTGAAAACCGTTTAGAGTAGATGGTGTACGATATCGTATAGAAGAAAGACCTTCTGTCCCACCAAGCGCACAGGCAAAAAATTCATCGTCTGGATTATCTTTTACTTGTACCATTCGGCAAAAATCGTGATCAAGCCCAATTCGTTGAACATCGGTGTATTGAGCAACATATCGTATATCACGAATGTATCCTACTTGCTCATCCGTAGGATTGGGACCAATATCACCTCTCGGTGGCAACCATTTTGCAGAAATAGCATGTTCTCCGACGGAGATGAGATTCGTAAATCCTTCATTTATTAATTTAGGAAACCATAATTCCATGATCGATATTGCTATCAGAATGATTAATCCAAACCACAGCAATATCCGATACATACTACTGTATCTTTCTTTTATATCTCTCTCTCTAATCGCATGTGTTAGTTATCTAAAAAGAATCTGGTGATGTGCTAGGAATGATAACATCAGGTGGTCATTTAATGGACGAAGGCATGTATGGTTGTATCTTTACACCATCCTTGATATGTAAGAATAAAAAGGACCAACCAAAACCTTCAAAAATACCTCTTCTCAGTAAGATTATTGGTACTGATTCGGCTGAATTAGAATATTCCATCGCATCCATCATACGTGGTATTCCATTATGGAAGAATTACTTTGCGGTCGCCACTTCGATGTGTGAACCCAGTCTCAAACAAACCGATAAAGACATCTCCAAATGTGAAGTGATGAGCTCCAAACCGTTATCTGATTTTCGCATTTTATCCATGACGTATGGCGGTTTACCTTTACATAATTATCGTTTTACCGTCGATTCCTTTGATATGATGAATTTTTTTACCCATCTGATTAGTGCAGGGGCTCTTCTTGCGCTTTTTGGTATTGTTCATCGGGATCTTCATCAAGGAAATGTTCTGGTAGACAATGAAACCATTCCTCGTATCATTGATTTTAATTTATCCATTATCAAAGAAAATGCTACAGCCGATGAATTATCACATAGTCATAATATCATGCTTCCACAAGAATCACCTGACGCCACATTAGTAAATGCAATTTCTCTCGGATACAAACGTAGTCAAGTGATTCGTTCTATTATTCGTAAAAAGCCCATTATCAAAAAAATACGTTCTTTACTGGGTGTATCTAATGAAACAATGATACAAAGTCTTGACCTATTTTCATCTACCAGTAAATCGATGGTATCCGGTGACACTTTATTATGGTTTAACACCTATTGGAGAATGATTGACAGCTGGTCCGTTGGTGTCATCATTGTTGAACTACTAACAACCTTCTCCCTCTGGCCCGGTTTTACCTCTACGATTACAAAGCATAAAGCGCAACTTTTTCCCCTCCTTCGTCGGATGTGTGCAGTCAACCCTCTTCAACGCGTCGACTGCGTCCAAGCGCTGTTTTATTTACAACCGAACCATTTTATCATTCGTAAATATGCAAAGGCGTGGATGGATAAAGTCGGCACAGGACACATTCAATGATTTTAGCAGAATAGAGTAGATGAATACCATCATAAACTCTTATCAGAACATCTGTAAGGAATCGACCGCGCATCTAAAGGAAAAACGTCAATCCTATTGCTCCCATTTATATCATGCTTGGGGATACTCCTTTCACTGTATGCGTGCTTCTCTCGCCCTACTCGTTCATGGCGTTGTCCCTGCCTGGTGTAAAACAACAGGTTCTACCATTGTTGTACGTCTTGCAGATGATATGACAGAACAGCCATCCTATGAATCCACTGTGACAAAACGCGATTTGAAGTAATATGACTAACTTCGCTTCTTCGTTCTTCGCCCCGCACGTTGTATTTTAATTCTCTTTCTGGCGGGAAGACAGAAAAAGCCACAAAAATTCCGATAATTCAATGACGATTTACGATATTTTCGCGACGCCAACTGTGGATCATAAATAAATCGTCCTGTTGCATCTTTATTCGTTACATCTGTACTACCTGGTTTATGTGACCAATACCCATTCGAATCTTGTCGATAAAAATGATAATCTTCCTTTTCATCGGTCACTACTGCTGCTTTTGTCATTTTCCTAGGACATTTCTTTGTAAAGGTTGACATTCGTATGGACGGAACATCGCCCAATAATCGTCCTATTAGATCGGGACACCGCTTACCATGCACATCCGACCATTTTGGATAACCACTTCTCATACCGGGTTGATGAAAGGGTGCAGAACATGAATTCTTTGTACAATGTGCAGGAAGAGCTTTTTGATGAAATGCATACGCGAAACAATTCTGTGATTCCTTAATACCCACATTCTTATTATATTCACTCGGGTTATAATGAGGTTCATATCCTGATAACGGTGCTTTTCTAGTACACCTTCGCTGATGTACCTTACAAAATGGTGAACCAGGCAGTGGTGGTCGATGACAAGATGGTTCACATTGACATCGAGGGATAATTCTCTTTCCTATCCCCATTCTATTATCTGCCTTTATTATGTCCTTTGGATAAATGGTCTTTTAGACAGAGGGTGCAAGAGAAGAATTCTGCGATTTGTATAATACATTTGCAGTCAATGGCTCTTTTTTATCTTCATCTATTATCGTTCGTACATCAGAATGTTCCGCAATCGATTCCATCATTTTCTGTGATTTAATAATCGAATTCACTGCATATTTCACTGGCTCTGGTATTTGTTGTGTTGTAAGGGGTTGATCAGGAGATCGCGGATACAATTCGGTTGGACTTCCTATTATATTGTGATTTCCATTTGGAACCTGTGCCGTCTTCTCATCTGTCTTATAATATTCTTCTTCCACCTGCTTCATTTTAATCTTTTCAATGTAATGCGTAAAATAGACAAATTGATTTTGATGCGTCGGCTGACGATTTCCAATCAAATGACCTGAATAGCGTCCTGTTAGTCCAAAATATTGCCATCCCTCACTTCTCAACCTCTCTAATGTCGTATTCAAAAAATAGTATTTTTTATCCACCTTAAATAACGTTAAAATACCATTACAAATCGTCACCATAAGAGAAATGATAAAAGCTGCCCAATAAATCTGTACCGTAAAATTGGTAATGTTAAAGGTATAATTGCTACCCGAATTCTGGACGGACAGAAGCGCAGGAACAAAGAGTGAACCTACTGTGACAATAAAATGTCCAATGAAAAATAGAATCGAGTGATTTCGTGTTCGCTTCTGAAAATTCTCTAAAATATGGAGATAACGCGATTGTATAATTTGCTTCTGTGTTACTGATAAACCAATATGTTCCATCACATTTTGGAAATAGCTCCTATCCTTATATGTTGTACAGCACAACCAACTGATTTGCGGTTCATAATGCGGTTCATAATGTGGTTCATAATGTGGAACGGGATGTGAAATATCACTTATCAATATATTAGATGGACGAATTGATGTTGGAATTGCATCCGTTGTATCCATTGCCTCTTTTAACATAACTACGTTTATTATTTAAATCGTGTTATTCTTTTTTGGAGGATTGAAGTTGTTTCATATGCGGCATAATCTCTCCATGAAAATGTCTATCAAAATGCTGAATGGATCGTCCAAAATTAGCACCTGGATGGAAAGCAATACGACGTCTATCCTTAATTAGCTTCATTGCTTCGTGTGCATGAATTCCTTTATGTGCAATCAGCATCATTGCCATTGATGCAGCCGAACGCTGCATACCTGCCATACAATGCACCAGAATCGCCTTTCCAGACATGTACTCCGCCATCATTTTAAACGTAATTTCTGATGACCATAGTTCCATATTTCGGATTTCATCTTCCTCCAAATTATCGTCCACAGGAACTCTATATTTAGTAGGAATGATCGGACAAAATGGCAAATTCTTCGTACAATTGAATACCACCTGGATGTTCTTTCTTCTAATGAAATCCTCATCCACCGAGGCACGTACATTACCGAGCCATAAATTGGGCAAAATTTCTGTAGCATCCTCTACCGTATCCATTACATGAGTACCTTGCGCCATCCTTCTCTCCTATCATACGAATTCTCTTTTCCTTCTTTTTTCTCAGCGATTAAATTTGATGATATGATTATCCGATGTAGTAGTTGAAACCATGCCTTTATCCCGTCATTTCTATTCCCTCGATGAAGTTCATGCCGCCCTTACCTATTCCAGTCGTCGTAATGACACTATCGAAACCCTCTTCTGGTGCCAAGAACTGATTCTCAGCGGACACATCGGTGAAACCATTTCCACCTTGTTTGAAGCATGGCTATGGCACAAAGGTCCCTTCCATCTCTCCTGGTTACAACATGCCTGGTCCACTCTTCGTTCGGATACCCTCACTTCCGATGACATCCTCCTCGCCGCCTCCCATCTCAGTACCATCCCCTATCAACAACAAGACCATTCCTTATGGAATATCCTCGCCTTATCTCCTGTTCCAGAACGTGTCACCCCCAAAACACCACCCTGGATATCAATCGACATCGATGCAGAAGAACTCTACTTCATTCGCGCGCTGTATCAAGGAAAAGCAAGAAGCGCATGGTGGATGGCTCAACGATGGGAAGACGAACGTGTATGGACGGTCTTAGAATCGTATTCTGATCATCGCTATGCAACTCATCGTTATCCTACTTTTCTATGGGATGCATTGCGAAACTATGAGCACCTATTGGGATATCGTAGTCCAGAATATGATGCAATCATGCGATGTGTAGCTGTTTTATCATGTTGCTTATCATTGGAACAATATGAAAAAAGCAGAAAAGAATTGCCATCTGAATTAACTGCTGCACAAAAAAATACATTAGAACGATGGGATACATGTGTCGGTAGAAAGAAACGACGCATCTATACCATTCCTGTCGCGTGTCTGTATGGTGTGACGGAAAGAGGTAGACATAGTTGGTCCTATACAAATATACGGGAATTAAACGATATCGAACCATCCCTTATCGGATGTCCCTTTTGGGAAGAAGCCATTGCAGAATATGGTACGATAGAAAAACGCATTCAGTGGAATTCCGATGATGATCTAGAGGAGTTTTACGATCGCTATTTTCCAGATGACATTCCTGATGAATGGACCAAAGCGGAGAAAGCGGTTTCCCATGGCGGTGGTCTGTTAGGACCAAGTGAAGTTGTCACCTTATTCAAATATTCGAGGTCTACCTTTACGAAATGGTCCAGGCTCGCATGGAATACACAAGAACTTGTTCAGAAACGATTAGAACAGAAACGATTAGAAAACGTAACATGGGATGGAACGTTGAGTGCCATTTATGTACCCTGTATCAAAGAATATGATAAAAAAATATTAAATCCCGTTCATAAACGATTACGATTCTAGGATTCTTTTTCAACAGAAGGATCAATGACAATCGATTTGGTTACCGATTGAATCATCAATTCCGTATAATGAGTAATAATAATAAGAAGTATAATTAATACTAGTCCGATAAGAATATACATACTAGGTGATGTTACGTGAAATAGATGAGATAGATAATGAATGGAGGGACCCAAATACATATTGGTAAGAAGAATAGACCATACTATCAAATTAAGACCTGAAAACACACCTGTTACATATCCATATTGAATCGCATTTTTGCAAATGTTCAACATAATACCGAAATAAGCAATCATATCAAATAAAATTTTATGATAGTTATCGCGTGCCGTACACATCTGATTCTTTATTTTTTTTCGCATAGTATCATCATCAATTAAAAAATTCTCAATACAACTTCGATATAATTTCTTAAATACTGGAATGCCTGAATGAGATAAGGTAATAGCAATCTCATTCGAAAATGGTAACAAAATAGACATCCAGTGAATCACCGATGTAATCGCAGACATATCTATCATATTATTTTTTTTATAAACGTACGTCCAATGATAGCGCATCCTATTCGCTTTCCACTATGTCCTGTTATTTTACTATCTTCAAATCCTCCATGACCTAGATCATCCTCATCTTGATGAACAATGATAGAACGTCCTAGTAAATCAGAAACCGATGTGCCTTTGATGTAATATGTTTTTCGAACACGTGCACCTCGAATCGCAATGTTTCCCAAATCACCTGTATGCCGTTCTTTCTTGGAAGTAGGACCTGCGCCATGGCAATGATGACCAATGTCATAGTGTTCACATAGTCCCATACAGCCTTCACCACGTAAGTCACCTGCCTTATGAATATGGAATCCATGGGGTCCTGGAGGGAGTTTGGTAAACATGGCGACAAGATAGACGCCTTGTTTTCTATCGGATAATACAACTTCTCCTTGAATACCATGTTCTTTAAAAACTGCGACACCCATACAAGATTTTGTTTTCTTTCTTGTTTGACTCATCTAAAGTATGCTCACGATTCTTTTATCAAATGATACCTACTATGCTCGGAACATTGACCAGATGTCATCCATCCTATAAACTACTTTTAATGAAACATAACAATTATGAAGAGTGCTGTGCGTTACAACATTGGACGGGATACATTCGATTTACAAAAAATAAGGGAATGGACTTTACTATTCCTTACATTCATATTTCTTCCGTCATTACGATCGAGCAGTCTACCATTTGTTATCGTGAACAATTTGATTATGTTATGTTTCAGCATAAACAGCCTTCTTTGATCATTCATCATTTTTTGAAAAAAAATAAGGAAATGATTATGCCTCAGGAGATCCCTCGTGAATTATTTCAATATATTGCGCAAAAGCGTCCATCGGATACCATGTATTCTTCTCATCCGCATCATTTATGATTTCATTTCATCGGTGATTTCTTCAAAATCGTCTGCATCTGCATCTGCATCCACTGCATCCACAGCAGCTGTTTCCTCTGTTTTTCCTGATTCTTTGCGCGGTGTCTCAAAATAATCATTGTCGCATTCCGATACCACAATGGTTTTCTTCTCACTTACCTCACGAAATGTCTTCTTTGTTTTTCCAAAATATTCATACGCAAATCCAGATATAATCATCCATTGATTGATATCATCGCCTTGCTTATCATAAAAGGTACACATAAGTCGACCATATTTATCGGGTTTGTAAAAGAGTGCAATCACCATATTATCATTTTCCTTCAGCTTACCCGTCAATGCTTCAGATGATCTCTTCGATGCTGCGATTTCCTTCTCCCGTTCTGGATCTGAGGCGGAAGGACGCTTCTCTGGGGTATCAATGCCATAAAGTCGAACCCGATGTTGAAAGATTTTTCCTGACTCCTCCTGCAAGGCAATATCCACTGTATCTCCATCTAGAACGCGTAACACTTTGACCAATTTTCTCAGATGTTCGTACGTGTATACTGGTGTATTTTCATAGGTGCAGCTATGATACACATTCTCTGGGACGATTTTGTTAGTTGATAGAGTGAGATCGTCCGTATGATGACTGTACACATCTTTTGCCTCCACTTC